CCGACCGTGCCCATGTCGAAGCGGAGGTTGCGGCTGAACGTGACGGGCGCGCCCTTGCGGGCGAAGTTGGTGTCGGGCAGCGGTCTGCGCGGAGTCTCGCGACCGAGCAGCGCGACCTCGGAGAGATGGTTCTGGTCCTGCCAGATCTCCGCGCTGCGGCGCGGGAACGCGTTCGTCGCGAGCAGTCGGTCGAACACGCTGCGCTCGACCTCGCAGTCGCCGACGATGTACCCGACTCCGTTGCGCTCCTCGTATCGGATCTTGGTGAACCGACCGACGCTCGACTTCGGCTCGTTGCCGTCGCGCTCGTGCATCACGACGAGGCGCGGGTTGCTGCCCTTGCCCATGTATGCGTTCGTGCTCTCAACGATCTCGCGCACGCGCTCGTTGTCGAAACGCTTGAGTTCGGGATCGTGATCGCCGTCGATGCGAGGGTCGTACGCGCAGAACACCTCAAGGTCGTGAATCACGACCTTGTCGCCGCTGTCCGAGACTCTGTGCGATGGATTCGACATATCGCTCCTTGATCGTATCAGCCTGCCACGAAACCGATATCGGGTACTAGACCTTTGTCAATCAATGCCTGACGCGAGCCGTTGTGCCTGTTGATCGCGTCTTGGTCGGGAATGCCGTCCTCGTCCGTCCATCCCTTCGCGGCGGACACGGCGATGGGCACGGGCGACCACGAGCATCGGCAGTTGAACCCGATGGGGCAGGCGATGCCGAGCGCGTCGATCTGGTCGGTCGTCGCGATGAACCCGTCCATCGCCTTGTGCGTCTCTCGGGTGCGTCGGTCCTTCGTCGCGTTGTAGCGCATGAGGGGGACGAACCTGCGAACAATGGGGTCGCGGCAGATGTCAAGCCGCCCCTGCGTCTGCGCGCGGTTGAGGTTGGTTCGGTAGACCGTCTCAAGCCGCGCCGTCGTCAGGTCTGTGCCCGTGGCGAGTGTCGCCTGCTCCACGAAGTCGCCGACCCCGAGAACCTCCAGCCGCTTGCCCGCGACCGACACGGTGACCTCTTGGCGGATCACCTTGGCGAGCAGGTCCTTGGTCGCCTCCACCTGCTCCTGCGTCATGCTGGTGACGAAGAACGCCCCCTGCGTGACGGCGCGGGCGGTCGGGGTGTTCACGCCCTCAGGCTTGCGCTGCGCCTGTCCCCTGACGGCGGCGGCGAGGGCAGGGGAACGGTCTAGGATCCGCTGTAGAGCGTCCGCCTCCTCCCCCTGCCGCAGTTCCCCCGCCGCGTCGAAGGCGTGCTGCAGGAGCGTTTCCCATCGTTCCCGCGTCATCGGGATGGTTTCCATGAACCGCCGCACCGTCTCCTGCATCGGTCCCGCCGAGAATCGGGTGTCGAGGTCGATCCAGTCGTTGCCGACCCTGACTCGGTCGAACCGCGTGACGGTCGGGTCGCGGACATCGCTCGGCTTGACACCCGCCGCCTTGAGGCTGACGAGCGCGCCCGCCGTCCATGACATGAGGAGGAGCGCGGCGGTCAGTTCCTGCCACGCGTCCCATTGCTCGGTCGCGTCGTCGCCCTGCACCTGCGTGGCGACCGCCTCGCGGTACGCCGCGCCTGCCGCCTTGACGAGCGATTGAAACGACCTGCCGCCGTCCATCACCACGACCTGCGGCTGAATGTTCGCGGAGCGTCGGGTTCAGGGGTCGCCCCCTCGGGCGGCGCGCCCTGCCCGAGCAGCCCCGAGAGGGGGTCGCTGCCCGACGCGCTGCCCGTGAGCACGCGCTCGCCCTCGCTTGGTTCGGACAGACCGAGCAGGTCGCGGACCTCGGATTCGGAGACACGCCCGCCGAGGCTGACGAACTTCTCTACGGCCTCAAGCCGCTCCTTGGGATCGGGTCGTTCGGGCGCGAACTGGAATCGGAGACAGGTCGCCTCCTCGGGGGTCGCGCCGAGCATCATGGCGACGACGCGGACGAAGTCGTTCGTCAGGCTGTCGGCAAGCGCGTCCGCGTGGTAGCGGATGATGCGGGACAGAGTGTCCGCGTGCAGGCTCGCGACTCCCGAGCCGAGTCCCGTCGCCGCCGCCTCGGACGAGAGGTTCTGCCCGAGGATCGCCTCTTTGATCTTGCCCGAGAACCAGTTGACCAGTTCCATGAATACCTGAGCGCGACCCGCGTTGGGCTCTTTGATGTCGATGTCGTAGATGCGCTCGGTCCCGCTCTGCGGGAGAAGCACGCTGTTGTCGTTGGTCAGGTTGGCGAGCACGTTCTCCATCATCGTGCGCCCCTGATCCTGCCCGAGCGGGTAGTAGCCGACGCGGATGCCCATCGCGTACCGCTCCGCGTAGGTGATCGCGTCCTGCAGGATCTCCTGCTTGGCGAGCCACATGAACCAGCACACGTCACGCGCACCGACCCCGCGGTAGATCGACTCGGTCGCGTTCGGATCGTTGAAGTCGGGCGCGTTGATGAACACGCGGTGCAGCACGACCGCCTTGCGCTCCTGCTCGGTGAAGATGTGCACTCGGGAGTCGAAGCCGATGTTCTGCGCGCTCGGTCCGTCGTTGCTGTACGCCGCGCCGACGCGCATCGCGAGGTTCCCGCGCTGGTCGTACGCGAGGGTGTCGGGGTGGAACGGATACCACTCCTTGATGCCCACGCCGAGCCGCGGGTCGCGCTGGTAGACGAGGTTGCACGCGGAGTTGCCGTACCACACCGCCTCGTGCATGGCGCGGACGAAGTCCGAGCGTCGGGGCATCGCGTCGAAGATGCGCGAGATGCGCTCCGCGAGCAACTGCCCGCGCTCGTTGTCCTCCTCGGTGCACATGACCGTCCACTCAAGGCTCGCGAGCGTCACCTGAAGGGAACGCAGCACGCCCTCGATGTCCGCGTCCGCCCGCATCATCTGCTGATACTGCGGGTTCAGCCGATACGCGAGGCTGCTGTTCCGCAGCATCTTGTCGGCTGTCGTGAAGAACGACCGCTGCAGTTCGACCGCGCTCGCGAGCGGCTCGCCCATGTCGCGCTTCAGCGGAGCCGACAGGGGCTTGCGTGGACGCTCTGCGGGGGTCAGTCCGTTCGCGGACGGGTTCGGGGAGGGGTCGGTCGGCACGCGTTACCTCAGAGGATCGGCTTGAGTTGAATGAGGATCCGCCGAGCGTCCTCGCCGTGGTAGTGGTCAACGCCGTACTGCGTCGTGATCGTCACCACGTCGCCGAACTGCGACACGCGGGTGATGACGTGGATCGGGAGCCACACCTGCTCGCTGACCTGCAGGAACGCGGGATTCACGACTCACCCCGCATGTCGATGCACACCGCGTCGTCGGCGACCGAGATGCGGTCGGAGGCGATCACTCCCGCGAGGGGCTTGCGGAGCGAGAACGCGAGGCGACCCGCGCTGCCGTCGTTCCTCGCGAACCTGATCGTGCCGCGCCCGTCCTCGACCGTCACAGCATCGGGGGCGTAGCCGAGTTTGACGGCGAGTGCGCGGAGGCTGTCGGCTGCGTGCGTGGACTTCGCGCCCGTGCGAGAGTTCGAACGCTTCGCATTTCCATTGCGAAGCATTTCCTCAAACTCTGAGACCGAGATGCTCGTCCTGTATTGCGTGTCTCCAGACTTGCGAAGTTTGACGGTGTCCCTTTCGACATCCACGGTGTACGAATCACCGTTGACCGTGTACATGCCGCTCTGAGCGGCGTGCGTGGACTTCGCGCCCTTTCGCGACCATTGTCCGCTCCGCTTGGCGGACTCAATGAGGTTGTCCGTCATGCGCTGCAGATACTGAGCGCGCTCAACGATCTTCTCCGCGGAACTCTTCGCTTCTTGTTCATCGCTTTCGATGAAGGCTCGCTCCAGCATTCTGCAGCGCGTGTTGATCATTTCGATCCACGGTCGGACTGGGGAAGAGTTGGAGAACTTCGCCTTCGCGCCGTTGCGGGACGCCTCGTATGCCTTCGCGTATCGGTTGCCGCTCTTCACTTTGCACCTCGGTTCGGGTTCTTGGTTCGACAGGTGTTCGCGATCTCCTCGGCGAGTTCGAACAGGTCGTCGTCGCCAACGGACTTCGCGTGCTTCATCGCATCGGCTGCGACCTTCTGCATCTTGCCGCAGTTCGCGGCGGTCACGGGCTGCATGAGGATGCGAGCGTAGTCGTCGGACTTTTCGAAGCGCGTCCTCGCGCCCTTGCGGGACGAACGGAAAGCGGCTTCGTATGCGAGATACACCGACTTCATCTCCTTGTAGAGATTTGCAATCGCATCGCAAGTGCTCGCGCCGTTTCGGAAGTTGCCCTGCTTTTCCTCGTCTCGCAACGCCTGCTCAGCGGCGTTGATCTTCGCCCTGATGCCTCGCATTCGCTTTGACACCGCCTCGATCTCAGCGGGTCCGAACTTCGCCTTTGCGCCCGTGCGGGACATCAGCCCGCGCAGCCCGAGCCGATCCGCGATCTTGACGAGTCGCATGAACTCGTCCCGCGTGCCTTCGTGCGCGACGTGGTCGACCATCTTCTGGATGTTCTTCTTTGCGAGGTCGGGCTGGTCGTTCGCCTGACTCTCAAGCGTGTCGAGCATCTGCGAGATCTGTGACATGCGAGCCTTGCCTCCGTGTCGGTTGCTGACCGACTTGAGAAGTTCCGTGTATGCCTTGACGCGGCTACCCATCCGCTCGTCCTGAGCGATGCCGAGTTTGAATCGGATCTCCTTGACCGCGAGCGGGTGAGCCTTGAGGGTTTCGATGGTCGGGTTGGCGATGACTGCCCGCAGTTCGCGGGCGATCTCCTGCTCTCCGTCTCCGACAGCCATCTCAAGGGCGTGATTCAGTTCGCCGATGACCATGCGCGAGAGTCTCTGATTCACCGACTTCGTGCCGTTCTTCATGTGCTGCGCCTTCTGGTAGATGAAATCGGTGAGTTTCGCCGCAGGCATATCCACGACCGAGCCGTTCGGCTGCGTGACCTTGTAGACCGAGCCGCCCGCTGCGGGGTCGTAGCGTACGTTGCCGAGGCGATACCCCATCTGCGCGAGGGCGGCGGTCGCCTCGTCAATGTTGAGCCGCCGCTTGCCCTTGGGCAGCGTGATGGTGTGGGAGAACCGAACCACGCTCTCCTTGGTGTCGATGGGTGCGAGCGAACCAGCCGCCGCCTCGTCAACCCATGTGGCGACGGACTTGATGACCTCGACCTCGTCGCCGTTTGCCTTCGCCTCTCGGGCGGTTCGGATGGCCATGTCCTTGGCGGTCGCGCCATCGAAGTACTGCGGGTCGTTCGACCCGTCGAGCCAGTGCACCTCGTAGGTTGTTTCGGAGTAGCGCGGCACGCGCCCATCGTATCAGGCGAAGAATGGACGGCGAGGGGCTTTCGCTCCGAACATCCGCCCGATGGCATCAGCCTTCTCGATCCGCATCGGAATCAGATCGGAGTGCGACAGCGACCCTCTGACAGCCTCTCCGCACAAATCCACGATGACATCCACGGTATCGTCGTGAGACCCCGCGGGGAACGACAGCATCTCGTCAATTACGGTCTGGAAGGCGGGCAGCACTCGTCCTTCCGCATCGGTCGGGAACTTCAGTTTCCCATTTTCCACGAACGGCTGCGCCCCCGCTGCGCGAAGGTGCTTGTCCGAGAATCTGTCCATCGCAAGCATCGGCATCCGAGTCATTTCGCCAAACTGATCGAAGATGCCCTTCTGAGGACCGTTCGCCTCAGCGAGCACCACGGACACCGACCTGCGTCGCAATAGGGTTTCGGCTTGCTTGGCGAAGACGGGGAACGGCTCGCGAATGCGCAGCACATCGGTCAGGTATAGATCGCGGCTGCTGTCAATCTCGCCGACGATGCAGACGCTGTAGTCGGGATCGTCGCGTTCCTGCGCCTTGCGCCCGTATCCCCAGTCGATCGCGGCGACGGTTCGCGTGACCTCGGGGGTGCGCCCGAAGCGGTAGTGAGACATCCATTCGGGACGGAAGACGAGCAGATCGCTCGACAGTGGGACGAGTTCGTAGGCGCGTGCGTACGCCATCGCTCCCATTTCGTTCCTGCTCGCTGACAGGATCGCGGGTGTGAATACATCGGGCCACGGAGACACCTCGCCCATACACGGTCTACGCAGCAGGGTGTCATCGCCCTGATGGTGTCGCCTCCAGTCCGCGGTGATGTCGTCCGTATGGAATGGGGTCGCCGT